GGTACTAACAACTGAGAATACACTATCACAAGTAGCCAAAGAGAAAACAATCTCCTACTGGCTGCAAAAGTATTCTACCAAGCAAGGTGGTAAGCGACCAATTATTCTTGACAGCGGTTTAAAACCACACGCATTAGCGCAAACCAGCTTCAAGGACATGGATTTTGATCAGTCGATCAAGACTCATGACGAAAAGATTATGACAGCAATTGGAGTTCCTCCAATTCTGCTTGCTGGTGGTAATAACGCCAACATCTCTCCTAACCTACGCTTAATGTACTTAGAAACAGTACTACCTATTAATCGTAAGTTTATTAGTGCTGTAGAACGTTATTTTGGCTACGACGTAGAAGCTATTACTAGCTCCGTTAGTGCCCTACAACCAGAACTAAAAGATATAGCCAGCTATCATGCCACCTTAGTTAACGGCGGTATTATTTCTCCTAACGAAGCTCGCGTAGAGTTACGTTATGAAGCAAAGCCTGGCAACGACGATTTAAGAGTGCCTGCAAATATTGCAGGATCTGCTGCAAACCCAGCTCAAGGAGGCAAACCCGCCTCAGGCCAGGGTGACTAAAAGGGGTAATATGGTAGATAAAAATAAAGTCTTGCACTTTGCAAGTGCCTTTATCAAGAGCGAGCCTCTACCAACTGCCGACGGAAAAATCGATTCTATCACCATTGAAGGTTACGCAAGTACCAACGACGTTGATAGACACGGTGACGTAGTACCAGCCAGTGTTTGGGAAGCGGGAATTCAGAATTATTTAAAAAATCCTGTAATTCTAGCATACCATAAACATGATGAGCCGGCTGGCAGAATGGTGGAACATAGAGTTGACGAAAAGGGACTTTGGATTAAAGCCAGAATCTCCGCGGCAGCCGAAGATGTTTTCAATCTTGTAAAAGACGGAGTGCTAACCGCATTTAGCATTGGTTTTCGTATCATGGATGCGGAATATAATTCAGCCTTAGAGCTGTTTGTTGTAAAAGAACTGGAACTTCACGAAATCTCTGTTGTGAGCGTACCAGCTAATCAAAATACACTATTTAGTCTTTCTAAGGCGTTCGAAAGTGCCGAAGAATTTAAATCTTTCAAAATGCAGTTTGCACCCAAAAGCGAATCAGCTAAAGGGCTAGAATCCTCTACGGAAGCAAAAGGCGATATTAATAAGGAATGGAACATGGATCCAAAAGAATTAGAAAAAATGTTAGCTGATGCTGCTGCTAAAGCCGCTGAACAAACAGCTAAAGCTCTAGTCGAAGCACAAGCTAAAGCTGCTGCTGAAAAAGCTGCTGCTGAAAAAGAAGCTGCTGACCTAGAAGCAAAAATCAAGCAAGCAGTTGCTGCCGTAACACCAACACAAACTGGTGCTGAAACTCTTCTAGCTGAAGTTGAAAAGCGTCTAGCTGATGCACAAGCAGAAAGCAGGAAAGCTCTTGAAGGCCTAGAAGGTGCTCTAAAAGAGAAGGCTGCTGAACTAGAAGCAATCCAAAAATCTCGTATGCAATTCGGCGACAACAAGTCCGGCGGTATGCAGTACGCAGAAAAAGAAAAAGCAGTTCTACTAGCTAAAATGGCTGGTAAGGCACTTGAAGGCACAAAGTTTGGCCAGGAAATGGTTCAAAAGTACGGTGCTCACGTTCCAAGCGCAACCTGGGAATTAGAAGTTAGCCTAAACATGGAAGACGAAGTTCGTCGTCGCCTAGTAATGGCTCCTATTTTCCGTAACATTGCAATGCAAACTAACGTTATGACTATCCCTGTTAACCCAGAAGCTGGTGTTGCAACATGGGTAACTAACGCTCAGTTCGGTAGCGCAAACTCTGCTGGTGCTGCTCAAACTCACGCACTAAAAGAAATCACTCTAAACGCATACAAAGTTGATACAAGCGAGTACACAGCGTATGAAGAAGAGGAAGATGCTCTACTAGCAATTATGCCTGTTATCCGTGACGCTATGATCCGCCGTGTTGCACGTGCTGTTGATCGTGCTATGTTACGTGGTGGTGGATCTGGTGGTGACCCAGTTAAAGGTGTTGCAGAATACGATGCATCTAGCTCTGTAACTCTAGATATCAGCGACGCAGCTAAGGCAACTGTTGCTACAATGCGCGCTCTACGTAAAGACCTAGGCAATTGGGGTCTAGACCCAGCTGATGTTGTTTATGTTGTTTCTAGCGACGTTTACTACGATCTACTAGACGACACAACATTCCAGACAATGAACCAAGTTGGTACACAGGCTACCCTAATTACCGGTCAAATCGGTTCTATTGGTAACAGCCCAGTTATCGTTTCCAGCGAGTTCGCTGACAAGGCAGCAGGCGCCGCAGGTGCTATCGCTATCGCCCCAGCTAACTTCCTAGTTGGTAACCAACGCGGTCTACGCATCGATACACAAGACCTAGTGGAAACACAACGTCGTGTTATGGTTGCTAGCCTACGTACTGGTCTAGTTCAGACAACTACTAACCAGGGTGCTGGCGTAAGCACACTACGTTACGTAGCTTAATGAAAACTACTGACAGGGCTTCGGCCCTGTCTTTTAAATGGGCTTACTGAGTCCATTTAAAAGACAAGAAAGGTCACATATGGCATTGAATCTAACAACAAGAGCAGATTACAAGACATATGCCAATATTAAAAGCACAAATGAAGACGGTATTATCGACTTCTTACTACCTAAAGTTTCACAGCTAGTCAAGACATACTGCCGTAGAACCTTTGTGGATTACATGGATGAGGATAAAGTAGAAATATTCACAGGTGGATACGATACTTTAATCTTAAGTGAAACTCCAGTAGTAAGTATCGCTAGCGTACAGTATAGTGCTGATTACGGGCAAACGTACACTGCGCTTACAGAATATACCGACTGGGTATTAGATAGCGATAAAATTTTAAGCTTAGCTACTGACGGCTTTAAGCGTGCTCCAAAAGGCTACAAAGTAACTTACAGAGCTGGTTACGATGACGTACCTAATGATATAGAACTAGCTGTGCTAGACTTAATCAGCTACTATAGACGTAATGATGGTGCTATTCATAGTGCAAAAGCTCCTGGCAGTAATAGCGTACAGATTGAGTATATTAGTACCACTAGCTTACCAGCGCATATTCGCAGAGTTCTTGACCAGTACGTAGCAGACTACACATAAGGAGTCTAGATGGCGTTTTATTCACCTAATTGGGTACGAAAGCTTGTAAAAGAAGAAGCTAAACAGATTGCTGCGTATATTTCTAAAAAGAATTCAGGCGGCAAGTATGTAAACGATTTTCGTGATTATATTGACGCCACGCTACCGTTCGCACTATGGCTAGATATGAAAGAGATCAAGCAAAAAGTACTTGATCCTAGTCAAGGTTTGATGAAGCAAGCCCTATCTACCCTATTTGCAGACCCTAAACAGTTGCAAGAGGCAGTAACCACACTAAACTATGTGTTGGAGCAGGCTTATATAAAGGTTATTAATAGTTATATTGATAACCCAAGATTTTTAAAGATTAGCGCCAGTGAGCTAGAAACCAAACTAAATAATTTGGTTGGAGCCGAGGTCGGTAAGGTAAAAACCGCAATCAAAGAAAATTTTTCACGCTCCATGGTAGTTACCACGGTTAGTAAGCCTGATACAAGCGTAATGCTAATTACGCCAAAGTTTACAACTGTTGAATTCGGTAAGCACTTCCGTGAAGCACTAGACTTTACACCATTTGGCGGCGATCCAGAATACCTAGACTCACTAAGTCGACAAGTTCGAGACTTGCTGTTTAGTAGCGGCGGTGAGATTGCTGGTAAAAAACAAGACTTCTTTACTCAGCTACAAAACGTAGGTCACATTGAAGTAGACGTTATTTCAAGTACTACGCGAGAAGTAAAGCGTGGCCAAAGTAGTCCACGTCTTTTACAAGCGCTAGTAAGTGTACCAAACAATCCACGAGTTCTTGGTAAACTACAGCGAGAGTTCAGTCAAGAAACTCTACAGTCGGAAAGCCGAGTAATTGTACGCAAGCGCTTTTCAAGCTCCAAAATGGTGTTTGAAATGCTAGTTGAAAGCGGCATGAGTGTTGGAATTCCAGAAACTCAAGCCTTTAACTTAGTAAAAGCTGCTAAAGAATTCGCATTTGAAACCGGCAAGGGCTTAACAGCCGAGATTAGAAAAAATCCAAATATTTTCCTGGATTTAGAAACCAGTAAGTCTGCAAAGAAATACATTGAGGACAATCTAGCAAAACTACTAGAAACTGGTAAAGGTAGTAGCACCTATGAGAGCCTAGCAAATTTTAAAGATACTGCTAAAGGCTCCATAACTAAAGTAAAGTTAAAATTACCTAAGAGTAGTGGTAGTGCAAAAACAACACCAAAGCCAGCCAAAATAAAGACTATTGACGGTGGCACAATCAGTTTGGTAAATTTGCGACTACTACTAGATGCACACCTACAAGATGTTGTAAGTGCAAATATGGGTGATGGTAATCGCCGAGACGTTCTTAACTATAGAACAGGACGCTTCGCAAGCAGTGTTAAGCTGACAGGACTATCACAAAGTCGTGAGGGTATGATTACAGCATTTTACACATATATGAAAAACCCATACGCAACATTTTCTCCAGGCGGTCGTCAGCAGTATCCTACTAGCAGAGACCCTAAATTGCTAATTGCAAAGTCAATCAGAGAAATCGCCGCAGAAAAGGTATCTAATAGATTGAGAGCGGTATTAGTATGAGTAAGAGAACTTCTATAACACAAGCAATAGCTAATAAATTAAAAGAGATCAATGGCCAAGCGCCTTATCAAACAAATCTCTACCAAAACAGCTATGCAAAATTAAAATTTTGGGACGAAGTAAACGACTTTCCAAGCGTTTACTTAACCCCCGGCTCCGAACAGCGTGAGTATTTACCTGCTGAGTTTAAGTGGGGCTTTTTAGGCGTTAGCATAAAAGTTTACTGTAAAGGCGAAGATAGTCAAGAACAACTAGAAAAATTACTAGCAGATATTGAGCTATGCATCGATAATAATCGTAATATAGTTTACGATAGCACTAACGGCTATGATACGACCGAGATTTTAATACAGTCAATCACTACTGACGAAGGACTACTAGCTCCTTATGCCATTGGTGAGATTAACTTACAGGTGCGCTATGCAGTTATGTAAGAAACCGTGCTAACGTGCTAGCAACAGATAAATATCTAGTTAAGGCATCACAGCACTTACTAAAAGGAAATGAGATATGTCATTTAATTTAATTCGTAACAGTAGAGTGTTCTTTACGACTCTTGATCCTGTAACTGGCGTAGTACCTAGCTCTGGTTTTGATGCAACAAATACGTTCGAACTACAAGTTCTAGACGGATTCAGTTTCAGCCAAGCATCTACAACAGAAACAGTTACCTTAAACGAAGCAGGTGCAACACCAGTTCGTGGTCAGCGTAGCTTTAACACAGCCTTAGAAGCTGTTGATTTCAGCTTTAGTACTTATATGCGTCCTCAAGATGCTGGTGCTAACATTACAGCCGAAGAAGCTGTTCTTTGGAATGCAATGTTCAGTGATGCTGCTATCGGTGCTACCGGTGCTGCATGGACAGATGGTACAACAAAAGCAACCTGTACTGTAGCTAACAGTGAAAGACACCAACTACAAAAGTTTGGTTTAATCGTTGTTATTGATGGTACTACCTTTGTTATTGATAACTGCGTACTAGATACAGCAACTATTGACTTCGGTTTAGACGCTATTGCTGCTATTGCCTGGACAGGTAAAGGTGCTACCTTACGTCAAATCGCTTCTCCTACACTAAGTGGAACTACAACAGTAACAATTAGCGGTAGCTTAACCGGTACTGCTAACGGCAAGAACGTAACAGCTCCTTATATCGCTAACAAGCTAAGCACAGTAACACTAGATGCTGGTATCGGTGTTGGTGGCACAAGTTACAACGTAGCCCTAACTGGTGGTAACATCACTATTTCTAACAACGTTAGCTACTTAACTCCTGCTAACCTAGGTGTTGTTAACAAGCCAGCTACTTACTTCACAGGTACACGTAGTATCCAAGGTAGCTTAAATGCTTACCTACGCAGTGGTAGTGGAAATACTGGTGCACTAATGGCCGCACTATTAACAAGTGCTGACAGTGACACAGACCCAGCTTACTACTTAAAGATTGTTATCGGTGGTAGCAACCCAACTCACGTTGACTTAACAATGCCTGCTGTTATGGTAAGTATTCCAAGCGTATCAACAGAGCAAGTTGTTTCTACTAGCTTAGAATTTACAGCTCAAGGTTCTGCAAGCGGCGTATTTGACGTCGGCACTGCAAACGAACTAACAGTTGAATACTATACTACTAACGCTGCTTAAGCGGTAGTATTTTTACAGAGTCTGGGTTGATCTCCAGACTCTCCTTTTAACCAAAATAAATATAACATGTCTAATATTTCCCTTAAATCACTACTAGTGCCTTCAAAGGCCGTGTCAGTAGAATTTCCTGGTATGCCAGGATTTGTAGTAGACCTAGCATTTTTAAGTCGCGAGACCCTCTTAAACATTCGCAAAAAGTCTACAAAAACTACTTTTAA